CCTATTTTTACAAAATTACTTAATTTATTCCAATAAAAAACCCCCACCGAATTGGTAGGGGTCATTATTTACTAAACCTTTAGAACTATACGTTACCTAAATCAGCAAAGATTGCAGAAGTAGTCAACATTAAGTTGATGTCTTCGTAACACTCAATACGAGCAGTTACCAAGTTCTTTTGGAAGTTTTCGCCATTCTCATAAGAGAACTCAATAGCTAAACCTTCAACTTCAACTCTTTCTAAGTAGCTGTTATCAAAGATTAATACTTTGTCATCAGTTACCCAAGATGCAGCAACAACTGGAACACCCCAGATTGTGATACCACCATTAGGGTTAACAATAACACTACCAGCACCAGCATAGTAACCAGCAGCGATAGTTGCTTTCAATAAACGAGCCATTTGAGTTTCAGATACTAATGCAAATGAAGCTACAAAGTTTGCTTGTTTTTGGTTAGCGATATAATCTACTAATTGTAACAAATCGTTAGTTTCAGCAGTTGTAGTTGAACCAGTTGCAGCACCAGATACAGTAGAGAAAAACGCAGCGTTCTCAGCCTTGAAGAAATCTCTTTGTAACATTCTTGGTAAAGTTTGAGTCATAAAAGGTAAAGACTTTAACATTTGCTTAGAGAAAGTAGAGAAACCAGCTAAGTAATCGTTTACAACTTTAACTTCAGTCAAAGAGTAGTTGTTCTCACCTTTATCAGAACCTTCAGTTTGAGCAGCGATGTTATTAGTCAAACCGCTATTCTCACGATAGTAAACATAAAGACCGCTTTCGCTTCTTACAGTTGGGATTAAATCTCTAAAGTTAATGCTTTGTGCTGGTTGAATAGCTGGGTTTGGAGCATAAGATGCTTGAGCATCACCAGTTAAGTTACCAGATAAAGTCATTGTCTTAACATCAGATAAGTCTAAACGATACTTACCATTGTTCTTCAAAGACTTCTCCATTGCATCGAAGTTACCATCTAATTTCTCTAAGATAACTTCATCCATAAACTTTACTTCTTTCTTAGCTGCTTTCTTTTGAGAAGCTAATTGACCATCGATTTGCTTTTGCAACTCATCTTTTACAACAGTTACTTGTGCAGATACCTCTTTAATTTGGGCTTCTGCGTTAGCTTGAAAACCTTTAAGGTTCTCAGCCATTTCGTTGATTAAATTTTCCATTTTTACTTTTTAAATAGATTGTTAAATTGCTTAATTGCCTTTAATACTTCTTCATTATTCTTTTCTTCAACTTCTGGTGTCGGCTCAATTGATGGCTCGGATTGAGTGATTGTTTCAGTAATTTCCAAACTTAATAATTCAGCTTGTATTTGTTTTATTTGAATCTCCATCAAAGCAAAGGTGTCATCTGTGAATGTACCACCTCTAAATGCCTTGATTAAGTTTTCTAATCTTATTGATAAGTTTTCTTTAGTTTCTTTGAACTCACCCTTGAAACCCAATGTTGGAGTTTCTGGATTAGCACCCCAAAGAACCGCTGAACCTTCATATAGTTTTAATTCGGTGATTGTACGCACACCAGTCTTTTGGTTTACATCTGACTTTAACGTACTAAAACCGATTGAGTGTTGATTGATTAAACCAGCTTCATATAACTTGATTGCATCTTCGCCACATTCAGTTTCTATTAAGTCAGTAACCGCAACAAGCATATCGCCTTCGATATATAACTCTTTAGGCTTACCTAAAGTATGTGCCATATCAGCTTTGTGATCTACTAAAGACCAAATCATATTTTTGCCTTTTGGTCCACGTTCTTTGATAGTCTTGGTAAACGCTTCAGCAACGATAATATCGTTATCTAAATCAACGTTTCCAATTCTTGACCAACACGCTTTTACTGTTCTTGATTCTGGCTCTATATCCAAAATCATATCATTGTAGCTTTTGTTTTCAATCTTACTCATATAACAAAGTTATTAATTTTTTTTAATCTGCTAACAAATCTCTTATTAAATTAGAAATTTGCATCAAAGCCACGTTATTTATCAGATTCCAAACTAACCCCATATCGCCCATAGGTGGATTGTCCTGTAACCTTTTTGGCTTACCATCTTCGCCTCTTACCGCTTCATAGCCTAACGTACAACGGCAATTGATAACATCCCCAGCACTTCCACTTGGGTCGCAAGGATGTAACATTTGCTCAAAACCTCCATTCTTAGTTTTAACATTAAATTTTTCATCGTAAGGTACTTTTATTCCTTCCATATGATAATGGTCAAACTTATCTCGTGGCACTCGCCTTGTTCGGTTATCCCTCGCTGCTATCCACTCTTTCATAGTTACAAGTCCAGTTGCAGCCGTGCCTACCATTGAGCCAATGTTCGCTGCTCTGCCTGTTTCCGTTCTTGCTATCATTTCAGCTCGGTAGTCCGTTATACCAGCCGTTCTCAATAGCTTAATTGTTTCTTGCATTGTCAAACCTTCCTCAACAGACTTGATTAAGTATTGTTGAATTTGGTTCTTTGTTGTTTGTGTTATTTCGGCAGCTATATTATCTAATCCTTTTAATTCAAGATAAGTCAACATCACATAAGTAAACAAGTCCGTTTGCTTACTCTTAAATTCCTCTGGTCCGTAATAACCTTTAACCGATTTAGAAACGTTTTTCTCGGCAATTTGTGCCATCTTAACGCCCATTGCAATATGAACGTTTTGGATGGTCTTTTTTATCTTCTTATCGCTTATAGCGTTTAAATCTTGGGTATCGCAATAAGTATCCACTTGCCTTTGTAGTTCCTTCTTGAACTTTGGCGAATAGGTTTTTATTGCGTTTAAATATAGTTTCCTATAATCTTGCCAAATCATTATGCATCTAATTTTTCAAGTAACTTACCAGCTGCATTAAATACATCTGTTTGACCTTGTTGACCTGCTCTTTGTCTAATAGCAATAAGTCCAGCTCTATCAACGTTTACAAAATCACTTGTATAAATGTAGTGCCAATGTTCTTTAGTGTCCATATCAGCATTTGCATCAATGCCTAAAAACCATTTCCCATAAGCAGCCATTCCGTTTTCCTCAATGTATGCGTTTTCTTCTGCTGCGCTTGGTCTGTTCCAAGTTCTTGAACTAATTACTTTGCCTTGACTTATCAATGAAGCAGCTTGTGTAATACCACTACGATTGATGCCTGTTGTTTTCTTGATTTCGCTTATTAACTGATTAGCTAACTCTGCGAATTTTTGTGCGTAATTCATATTTATTTATTTGGATTGTATGCCCAGTTCTTTAAGGAAATATCCCTCTTAGATGGACACTCTTTGTTTACAGGTTTGCCTTGCTCCATATTTTTCATTCTACTAACAAAGCTAATCGTTCTATTTGCCGACTTAACTTCATTTGCACCCCAATCAGCTTTTTTCTTGCTCAATAGATTTAAGTTCCTATTTACAGGACTTCTATCTAATGATGCTAAACGTGAGCATTTTGTTTCACTCCAAGCCTTTAACTCGGAATAAGACATATTCACTGTATCGTGGTACTTTGCGTAAACTTCATCAATAACCTCGCTAAGGTCAGCTTTTAAGTCAACCTTTAAATCAAATAACTTGTCTATGATTTCTTGGCTATTCATTTGGTAAAGTTAAAGGTTGAAATTCATCTGGACTTTGTAAACTTGATGGAATGTATAATTTTTCCATTTCAGCTTGGTCAACGTAATCTGGAATCTCTAATCCCATTATATCCATCTTTTGCTTAGGTGCAATCCACCACGCTTTATCCAACCATTCAACTTGCTCCGATTTGTTAGCTTCTAATTCTCCGTAAACAGTTGGGTCAAAGTCAACGTAAATATCAGTTCCACGATAACCCCAATCAGAATGTAGTTTACGATTTAAGTTATCTCTAATACCTACTAACAAAGGAATAGCACAACGAACTGTCAATGCTTTCTCTCCTTCTCTTTGGTTGTTGTAAGTCTTGTTGTCAGCATCGTTTAATAATTGAGAAGGCACTCCGTAAATATTACAAAGTGCTTTCATATCCCATTTCTCACTTTCAATAATATCTAATTCAACAGGACTTAATCCGATTTGTTTCCAGTCTACTTTATAACCACTAACCGCAATTGAATTAAAGTTAGCAGAGCCACCTTTTTCGCTTACTGCTCTTTTAAGTGCTTGTGCTTGTTGTGTTCCACTAATAGGGTCAAATCTATCATCATTCATAAATAGAACTCCAGCTGGACCACCATTCTGGAAAGATGCAACCGCCGCAGTCTTGGCTTCGTTCGAACGAGTCAAGTTTCTCGCAGCCGCCATCAATGGTGATTGCCCATAGAGCTGATTTCCGGTGGTGTTCCATTGCAAGTTTATATATTTATCTTGAAGTACCTCTTTTTTACTAAAGTTCCATAATGGACCATAGTTCAATTGGTAACCGCTAATAGTTGGAGGAAAGTTTTGAATGATGATAGATTCGACCCTATTAGTGGAA